TCGGCCCAGATCATCCGGGTAACGAAATTGGCGGCTTGTCGCCGGCACGATGATCCGCGTAGGAGCCGCACCTCCTGGGAGAATGGCGTCCGTTTCAGCCGGCGCTCCCAAGGTCAACAGCGATCCAGAGCGGGTCAGGATTTCCCAATGGCCGTTGTTTCGTCCACCGCCCGGCGTCACCGCGGTCAATCCGCTCAGCAAAATCGTCTTGCCGATATCATCCGCTTGTGGAGTGTAGCCCGTCACGGTGAGTTGATCCGGAGCGGCTATGACCCCCGTGTTTCCTATCGCCGCGGCAAAGTCGGTTATGTCATTGGCCCAAACAGAAACCTGTTTGGCTACCTTGCTCGTACCGAACGTAGCAGGACTGCCAGAGATGCCAAACACAGCTCGGCGTAGGCCACCGGCCGCCGCGTCATACGGCGTGTTGTAGGGAAAATACTGGCGCTGTAATCCGTTGACGTACAACCGCCAATCCGATCTCTCGTTCTTTTCCAGAGTGATCGTGTGCCAGACACCACGAGGGAGCGTCACGCCTGGAGAATTCAACGTGAAAGGCCCACTGAGTTGGGGCGCGCACCCCAGCACAAACGTGTTGGTGTTGAGAAGATTGGCGGCCACCGTCATACCGCGCAAGCCGTCAATGATCGTGAATCCAAAATTGCTTGTGGCCTCGGTCGCGCCAACGGGGATCATCAAAACGAAATCCAAACGAATGACGGCTCCGGCCGTTACCCGGAGCCCTCTCCGGTAACGCGCCTCCGCGATGGGCGCGAAAAATTCTGTACCGCCAGAGGGATCTCCCGTGTAGAGGCGAATAGCCGTCCCCTCGCCCCCAGCCGTACCTTGGTATGCCCAAACTGGCGTGAGGCCGGCGCCCGTGTACTCACGGATTTGATCGGCGCTGGGCAAAGCGGTGCGGCAATCGGTGAGAAATTCCTCTGGTTTGAAGCGAATGGCATGCACCGCGCCGCGGGTAGTCAACAGAAAGGGCAGCGGGATAGCGGACTCATTGAGGCAATTCACCTCAGTCACGCCAGTCAGATACGCTTTGCCAACAGAGCTGGCGTCTGACGCCGCGGATCCCAGCAATTGAATGAAAACAGTGCATGGGTAGCGGTTCAAATCCTCATAGATGCGATAGTTGCCTTTGCCAACCAATCCGTCCAGCGCCAGCTCCAGGCCCAGCAAGGTGCCCTTGGGGTTGTAGGCCAGAGCTTTGATGATCTCTCTGAAACGATCATCCCCAGAAATGAACGGAAGCCGGTACACACCCAGATTTCGGCCCAGCGCGTTGAGATCGTCCCCCTCCGCGTAGTCCACAAGCATCGCTCTCCGGACGAAATCCAACGCTGTCCGGAGCTTGTTGAGGTCCAGCACCGTGGACTCAATCCGGTGTTGCTTGAGGGCGCCTGGAGTGATCTCCCCATTTTTCAGATAGGTGATGCCGTCAAACGAGGTGTTGGTTTTCGAGGTGTAGTGATATACCACCCCGTCAATACCAACACGGCCAGCGGCCAACCAATCCACCGTGGTTTCCACCGGGAATGAAATCTGGGCTTTGGAGCTGGGCCCGGAGTCGGTGGGGATTGTCTTGCTGTACGGGTTGAGTAGCGTCAGGCTCGTATCCACCACGAGGGTTTCAATTTGAAACCACTGCGCATCCGAATCCAGCCAAACCCAATCCCCCTCCGCCAGCTCTGAGGTGTCCGCGGTGATCACCGTCAAGGTGCCATCCCACGTCAGCGTTGTAGCCAACGCGATGGATACCGCCACCACGTCAGTCAACCGGGTCATGTGGAGGCCGCCAATCTCCGTGTCGGATTCTCCAATGACACCCGTGAGGGCATCGATCATCCCATAGGGCGGGGTCATGGAATGGCCTCCAGATTCTCCATGTTACGCGGGCCGGTACGATAGTAGGGCGGCAAAATGGCCCGTAAGCCAAATACCCCAGAGTAATACATCTTGGGCATGACCGTGATGGCCGCCGCAATCAATGCTGTCCGGGTCATATCCACACGACGCACAAACACGTTGTACGGACCGCCAGGTGTCATGGGGGGGAGATACCCCCGGAGCTTGGTGCTATTAAGCGGCACAATGATTTGTTTGAATCCCGGCTTTCCAGAGTAACAAGCCGGGTCCGTGTAGTCGCCAGCCGGCCCCACATGAATTTGGTAGGTCACCCCAAACTCATCCACGAAATCCCCCACGATCTCCAAGCGTTGGCCACCGTCCGCGTCCGCGGTACTCCGTGAGATGCTGTATATGGTGATGGGCGTTGGCATGGGGGCTCCTACGCGATGATGATGTTGCTGTCCGTGGTCCTAGCCATTTGATCATCCAAAATGGCCACGTTTGCGGCCGGCGTGGTAAGGATCACGTCATAGATACCTTCCACCCCCATGATGGCTTGGATCAACGTCGCACGGATGAGGTCTCCGCTGATTGGCAACGTGTTGATGTAGTCCTTGATCGCCTGACGCACCTTGTCCTTGGCCTCAGTTTGGTCATACCCCTCTGACACCGTGACGGTGGCCGTCACGTTTTGCAAGAATACCTGGGGCACCTTGACCAATGCGTAGATGCCGGCCGCGCGTAGCCCTGGATAGGTCAATCGATCATTTGGATCCCCATCCACTATTTTTTGAACAAACGCGATGAGCCCGGTGTTGTAGGTGTAAGCCGCCTCAATCCGTTCTCCGGTAACAAGGGGGGTCAAGAAATCGAGTTGGCCGGTAGCGTCAAGCAACAGGTAGTCCGTGTTGCGAATCAAGAGCCCACGGGTAGAACTTGTGATGGCCACCACGTCCGTGCCTTTCACGGGCTTATTGTTGAGCCATAGCGTTGTCTCCCCGCCCACAGCCGTATCTGGAGGCGGCCCGGCCAAGCCCAGCGTCACGTTTTCCGTAGCCTTGGAGCTGGCGCCTGCACCCGTGGGTATGGTTGCCGCCCCAGGATTGAGGATGGTGACGCTTGTGTTGGGCACGATGCTCTGAATCTGGAAATAGAGGGTAGGATCGCTATCCTTGCCAATGAATTCCCCTGCCACCACGCCAAAGGTGTTCGTGGTGAGCACTGCGGTAGTGCCATTCCAGGTCCAGGTGCCCGTCAGTGATGTTTTGGTGTAGGCGATGGATTCAGCCGTGCCGGTGCCATCGTCCACGTAGACCAGGATGTTGCCCCGGTCTATCGGATCCTCCCACACTTTCACAAACAGAGCGGTAGCACCGCTCACCGGATCTTGTTGTCCGATAATCTGGGCTTCGATACTTCCCACCGTACATCGGGCCAATGACGCCACGTAGGCTTTCAAGCGAGCACGGAAACTATCATCCGTTTCCAAATCGCGGCCTTGACTACACAAGCTGGGATTGACTACCTCCTCAACGCCTGCCGGCTTAGACTCAAACTTGTTGATCACATAGCTGGCCACGTTGCCATCTGCCCCAGCAACAGCCGCCGCCACGCTCACGTAATTGGAATCCCGGCCGACGCCGTGACCGCTGATTTGCTCTGCACTCGTTGGTGTGATGCTTCCCAGCGTGGTGCTGACAAATACCTTGCCGTCTGCTGTTTTGACTCGCGTGCCAACAGGGATGGAAATGGAGCCAGTTGCTCCCTTGCGCGTGAAGATTACAGAGCCCACCGCTTTGTTGGAGGGTAATCTGGAAATGAGCCCCGGTTGGATATCCTTGGCGCGACCGTCCAGATCCTCCCCAGTCGCCGTGTCGATTGAAAAGAGGTTGAGGAGGAGAGTCATCTGGTAGTATTGCTCTGCATCCTGACGCGCTGAGGCCGATAGCATGTGCTTGAGCACGGAGGCATCCCCCACGTCGCTCAACGTGGTACGCGAAACCAGCTTGGCCACCATGGCGGCCAAAATTTGCTCATGAGATTTGGGGGTAAACTTGGGCATTTCTTACCTCATAACGTGAGTCGCACATTGGCGCTATCCGTGAATCCCCGTACCTCTGCCGTGATATCACTCACCACAGCATCTAGGGGGATACTTGAATCCAGCTCCTCATCCGTGTCCAGCCCTGGAAATACTATTTTGCGGACGCTGGCGATCCGCCCATCTTGCCGTATCGCCTGGGAGATGCGAAAACGTAGCGTCTCCAAGTCCAGCGGTGCGATGTTGAGGCCCACCACGCGCTCCAAGCCCATCCGCTTGTAGAGCGTATCGGTGCCCTTTTCAGTGTGGAGTCGATTGGTCAATCCTTGGCTCAGATTGTCCAAGCCTCCTACCAATTTCACGTCAATTCCACCGCCTTCTACGTCAATGGGAATATCGTAGAGCGGTTTCCCTAAGCGAGATTCCGCAGATAACAAACGCAAGGCGATATCCCGCCCCAAGAGTTGCACATCCAATGTTTCCCAGGGCTTCACTCCCAGCACAGGCAGCAACGGTAGCTGCATAGGCCCCTTGGAGGTGCTAGGGATGATAATCTTATCGCTAACGCCGAGTGCTCCTGGGAGTACAGACTCATCCGCCTTGGTGAGATCCAAAGAGGCCTGTTCATTCACAAAGGGGGGTTTGAGTCCATTGACCACTGCCAAGTCCTGCCATTTGCGAGCGTCACCCAAATAGGTGGCCGCCAAATTGGCAAGAGTGTCCCCCTTGGAAATCGAAAGCCGTTTACCACTACGATACGTGGGAGATTGCCGCTTGGGTACGTTGGATTTGCCATCCGCGCTCTGCACATCACCAGCCGTGGCCTTAGTGCCCAACTTACGAACTTCCGCCAACGTGGTTGGTGTAGTCGCAGAAGCGCGCTCTGATAATGGAATCTGCCCAGACGGATCAGTTTTCTTGTTCGCTTTTTTGTTTTGGGTATCTGTGCTGGGGGAGGTGACTTCCGGATGCGAGCTGATCCGGTCCATCGCATCCTCCATATCTCGAAACTTCTGCTTGACGGTTTCAGGGAGCTTTTGGATATCGTCTCGTGATTGCTCCAACGTGTCATACGCGGATAATGCGGACTCAATGACGCCGGCCATGGAGTTGATCACCGTCAATGGGGACTCAAGCAGCTCCGTGGCGCCGCTCACAAAATTATTGGCCGCATCGATCACCCCCGATACCCCGTCAATGATGGCCGCGATATTTTTCACATACCCTTTGATCTCCCCGACAATCTTGGTCAGATCATTGATGGCGCCTTGTGCCAGGTCGATGGCCTTTTTGATGTCATGGATCACGTTTTTCACAGCATCTAGCCATGAATCCTCGCTGAAATTTTGGTCCACTGCCTCAGCCGAATCGATCACCAACAGATCAATGCTGTAGTTGTAGAGCGTGGCCTTGGCAGATGAGCGCTCTATCGTGAACTTTTGCGGGGCAACTAGCCAATGCTCATCATCCTTGGGAATGTGGAAAATGAGCTTAGTGTCCTCGGCCGTGTTGGGATCTCGTTTGAGGTCCGCGTAGGTTCTGAAAACAGCATCTTGGAGATACTGTAGGTGCTTTTGTCCGGAGATCGCCAACAGGACAAAAGAACTGAGCATACGTCCATGAGATCGCTTTTCAGGAGAAACGGCGAATAGCGCTTGTGGGCCATTGGCCGTGAGGGGAAGTCTCCGCGGTTTGAAACCCGTGGTGCCGGAAATACGGATCATCCGCTGCACGATTCCATTTTCCTCGATATACAAACCACCGCCTTGCGTGGGCGTGGATTCCAAGGTGAATGGCTCTTCCAGCGTGTAGCTCTGGGGGGGCACGATGAGCGGAAAAAGATACGAGGTGCCAAATAGCCCTACCTCGGCCGGCACTTTCAGCTCGAAAAACATGAGCATCTTTTTGAAAAACTTGTCGTCAGCCGTAAACATCTGGCGCAAGCGTTCTGACGTGAAATTGAGTGCGCTGATTGCCATGA